TAATTAAAATCTTTTGGTTCTAGATGTGCAGTTGGCTCTCTGCCATCATATGCAGGATCATGTGGTGTAGGCACTGCAATAAAAACAATGTCTCTATCTTTAACACAAGTGTATATGTCACTGCATGCTAGTACAGTTTTACTGTCTTGATTAGCTACATCATATCCACGGACATCGTGTCCTTTGCTAGCTATTGCTTCTGCACAAGGCATTCCTAATTTGCCTGTGCCAATAAAACCTATTTTCATTCAGAACTCCATTATATACGTATATAATTACTTATCCTTAAAAACAGTCATTTTACGAAGGTCTGGATAATCTTTACTACCTTTTTGTACAGGTACTCTTTCTTTTGCTTCTGGTAATTTCTTTAAACCATTTATAGCAAGTTCAGGAGTCATGTAGTAGTGAAATCCGTGATGCGTTGTATCTTGCTCAGTCCAAGACTGAGCCCAGTCATATGTATCAGGATGCCTTCCATCTAATGTCATTGCTTTTAAGTCATTGTATGTTGCTTGGTCTTCACAAAGAATTGCTCCTCCGCGACCTAAGCTCAAGTGTTTAAAAAATTGAAAACTCAAACACATCAGGGATCCGGGCACATAACTGTTTTCTCTAAAACATACTGCGGCATCAATTATTCTACTATTGCCAATGTAGCATAATTCATCCCATGTTTTTTCTTCCCATTCCCAATCTAATCCTAATTTCATAAACGTCATAGGTATACTAATATACGTTTGTGTAGGACAAATTAATTTTTCTGTAGGCTTATCTAATCTCAAACTAAGTTCTACACCGTGTGTGCAACAATCAGTTGCAACAGCAAAAGGTGCACCAAAAAATTTAGCAATTTCTTTTTCGAACTCGACTACCGGTTGAAAGCTCATATTATATTCCTTTTAAAAAGCGAGCAGGGGTGCCTACATAAACACCCTCTTTTGTTATACTTTTAGTAGCATTACTAAAAGCGCCAATAGTTACGTTGTCGCATATTTCTATATTGTTAATTGCACCTGCTTTAAAATTAAACATGCAATTTTTACCTATTGTTGTTTTGCCTGCGACCATCGAACCACTATGAAACATACAATTGTTACCAACTGTAGTGTTATGGCTAATCAAACAATAAGTTTCAACAAAGCAATGATTACCAAGGACTGCTCCTTGCATTACTGTGCTAAAGTTTGCAACACATGACCCTTTGCCAATAGTTGCGCCTTCATGTATAACTGCTGAGTCATGCACATAAGTTACACAATCACTATCATACTCGTCTAACAAATCAATAGTTTGTTCTCTTTCTTTTAAGTTTAATGCAAATCCTACAAAATATTGAAAGTCATCTTTGTTGATAAGCAATTTAAATTCTTCTGGAGACATAATGCTACAGTCTTCGTTTACAAAATTTTTACCGTAGAACATGCTATCCTGTGTAAGGATACTTTGATCATAACCTATAATTTTTAGTGGCTTTTCATTTTTAATCAACATCTCTTATACGTCTCCAATTTTTATTTTTGTTTATAGCAACATTTTTTAATTTGCCTTTTTCATCATAATTACCAATTAGTTTTTCCTGTAAATCTAATATGTGGTAATAGTTATGCACACAATTAGGTACTGCTTCAGCATAAAAATTTTCCATTTCAGTTTTTGATAATTTTGCAATTTTATCTATTTCTGTAAAAATCATATCTAAGCGTTTAGTATGATTTGTTTCATTATCGTAACTCTCATCTATAATATCACTAAATGTTGCAAATCCCCAACGTTTCATATATGCTAAATTTCCTGGTGGACCTACCATTATAAAAGGTCTGCAATTAAGCATAGCATTCATTATCTTTTCTGTCAACAGTGGTGTCATTTCTGCAAAACGTGTCTCATTTACAATAGCAACTAAACATTCTTTGTAATATTTTGCAGGATTAGTGTCCATGTTTATATCAATATAATCATTTATATTGTGCTTGTGTGTAACGTTTTGTTCCATTGCTATAGGAGCTATTTCTCCTAATTTTGTTGCACCCTTTACTAAAATATCTTTTCTCGGTAAATCATCAAACGCATTGTCTATCAATATACCTTCATCACTATTGTATATCCAACTTAAATTATAGTCCTCTTTGGCTAATGTACTTGCTAAGTAACTTGCTACGCAATGCCGATGACTTGCATATCTCCAATTGCCTGCCCAAAACTTTTTTGTAATTAAGTTTGAATCAATGTCCATATCCTTTTCATCTATATTCAAAGTAACAGGATATACCCAACCTACAGGTAAACAATCTAATTGTAAGTCAGGATAGCTTTCTTGAAAATATTTTTTAATTTTACTATTAGGTGTATAAACATACACATCAGTTAGCTTGTTGCGTTTTACATATTGTGCAATACTATCGAGTTCATATGATCGAATATACTTTGCTTCTTCTTCAGTGTAGTGTACATATGTAGTTTTTTCATCTTTACCAAAGCGCAAATCATATGTGCTAATAGGTTCCCATAAGTAAAATCTTAATCCTTTTTTGTTGCACATTTTTTGATGTGCAAGGTTCATATTGCACATCGGCATTTCTAAATATTTTATAGGGCCAACACCGCAATAGATTGCATATGGTGTTGTAACTTTTTTAAAGAATGTTTTTAAAAGTTCAGCATACATACTGTCCCATGCTTTTTGCTCTGGAGTACGTACTCTTGATCTAAAAAATGTTTGACCTAACCCTATGTTAGAGTACAACCCATAATTTTCTGGATTAACTAATGCCATACTTCTTACTCCAGTCCGTAAAAAGTTTTGCGTACTGTGGGAACGTCTTGCAGAAATTTCGATTACGTCTACGGTCATAATCCTGGAAGAACCTTACAAAATTTTCTTCAGCTTCTGCTTGCTGTGCTTCATCAAAACTTTGTTTCATATGTAATAATGCTCGTTCAAATCTATCAATTTGGTGAGGTTTAAATCCTACCCAACGTGATTCTATTTGCTTGTCAGTGTTTTGTTTCATATACTCTAACACTTCATCTGCTATTGGCCACATGTCTTTAGGTACTAATTTTATACTTTGCCATATAGGAAAATACAATGGTGGTGTATCTACAAATACTCTATGGTATCCGTATACACGTTCTTTATCACTGCTCTTAACATTATGTACTTTTTGTAAGTCTATTATACCTTGCATAAGTTGTTTCAATGTTGGTACACTTAGCATGTTAAACGTGCAAATAAATGTAACTAATCCGCTGTCTGTTCTACGCAAATAGTTGTGTACATTATTCCAAAGCCTATTGAACTCTAAGCCGTCACGCATGTATTCTGCTTGTTCACCAAAACCGTCTACACTTACAAACAAACGAAAGCGTTTTACCATATTGTTGTTAGTGATGTAACTTACTTTATCAATAAACTTATTCCATAACTTCTCAGGCACACTTGCATTTGTTGTTACAGCAACTTCAAGATCAGGACGTGGATTTTCAATTATGTAGTCAAGTACTTTGAAAGTATTTTTGTCCATCAACGGCTCGCCGCCAGTCATTCTAAAACTTTCTAACTTAGGATATAAGTCAGGCCACCATTTCCAAAATGCTTCAACATACGGATTTTCTTCTCTTACAGGAATAGGATATTGTCCTATACTTTTGAAGTAATTAATATCATTATGCGGAATAATAGTATTGTAAGGACCGTCTTTCTCAATATCTTCTGCCCATTTACTACTTAAATGTGGTGAACAATAACTACATGCTAAGTTACACGCATGGTTAAAATTAACTTCTAAGTAACGTGGTTCTATATCGCCTTGAGAACCTGTAGCTATAACATCGTCCCAACCCTTTTGTGCCCAGGGTTCGCTACTTCTATAAAATCTATCACTTAAACTACCTTGTTCCTCCATCTTCCAACATGTTGCACAGCCTTTAGGTTTTTCACCTTTCAGCATCATTGCACGTTGTTCTTTCTTTTGTGGAGTGTTGTGTAGTCCTTTAGGATTGTCAGTAATATCCTTTACGTCTATTTTATGTAACGGAGGTAAAAAACAACTGTTAGTTTGACCAGTAGTAAGATGAATACTGCTCCAAAGCCACTTAGCCATACACATAGATGGACTTATTTCGTCCAGCAAAGGTATAACTTGTTTTGCCGCTTCTTTTGGATCAGTTTCTGTAATCTTATCTGCCATAAAATGCATCCTGCAAATCAATTACAAGTTTTGGTGTTGATTCTTTTGTTCTTGCATATAGATTTGCCATGTTTTGTATATAACGGTACTTGAATCCTTTGTTTATTTCATGTAACGTTTCTAATGGTGTTTCTGCTACTCTACGCATTTGTTCAAATACCATCTTAAATCTTTTTTCTGGATCAGGCTCATTATCATAACTATGATCAATCCAGTCGTCAAATACATCATAGTCCATATCTCTTAGTGCTTGCACTGCACCGGGTTGGCATATTAGCACAAACGGTTGCATGTAAAGTATTGGCTTAAATATCTTTTCGCTAAAAAATATGCCGGGGTCATCGAAGAAGGTTTCAGATACAAAATGACAATAACTATTATAGTACTTGTCTGCTTGCTCACCGTGTTCGCTAACTGGATTTTCAATGTCAGCGTTCACATCTCCTTCAAATTTTACAGGTAACAAATTGTCTAACGGATATTTGTCAAACAAATGTGCTGTATCTTTGTATAGTAAGCGAGCTTTTACCGAACTGTCATGCACCATAGTAGGGCCACCGCTGTCAGGCCATTGTGTAAGTATACCTCCGGATGTCTTATCATATAATTCTAAGAACATAGCCAGTCTATGGGCATGTGGGCGTCGATTCAAACAAATGTATTTGTACTCTTTTTCCCGTTCTATATTGTCCACTCCCCTTTGTAGCCATTCTTGACTGTAGCAATAAATCGCCATAGTCTCCCACCCGTTATGATAAATTGTACTAAACCGGTCGTGTTTGGCCAAATTCGCAGACAATATTACAAAGTGTGCATCTTTAAGTATATCATACTTTGCTTGCACACCGTCAATAAAAGGATCATAGTATTTGTCGTACCTGAAACCTTCTAAGATGTTTGCACAGAGGATTTTACATGTTCCTCTTTTAATATCTCCTAAAACTTTTTTAGGAATCTCTACATCACCTGGACTAAAGAAAAACTTATGTTCCATAAGGTGAATTAAATAATAGTAAAACGGTTGTTTAGAATATTTTGCATCTTCAAATACATCATCAAATGAAGCATATTCCATAAACAAATTAGGGTAAGCACCTTTGTATATTTTGGTTTTGAAACCGTTAGACCATTCGTACTTGCCTCTTGCTGGGTCTCTATAAAGTGCAATACGTCCCATTCTTATTCCTTATCTATAATATTACTAAACACACGTTCTGGATTCTTGTAAACCGTTTTGAAGAATTTACTTTGTCCAACGTTTAACGCACAAGGGTCAAAAGGCACGTTAAGTTCTGTTATTAGTTTTTCTCCATACTCAACTGTAAGTTCAGGTATGTCATCAATAATTTTTTCTTCTTCAGCCCATAATTCGTTTAGATATTTGAAATCTCTTACTTGTACGAAATCCCAATCAGTACACATAGTTTTATATAAACCTTGTCTTGCACCATATATAGCATAGTTGCCGTTTTCTACATCCATGCCTACCATACACCATACCCAAAGTCTATGTAAATTTTTCCAGTGGTTCTTCCAAAATTCTTCTTTTGTGCATCTTACACCTCGATCAAGTGCCATTTTTACACCTTCACGAAAACCTGCTCTCCATGCCTGTTGCGGAGTAGCGTTATTGTACACATGTGAAAAACAACTGTTCTGCTGTATGTACTGTATGTCCCAACAAAAATCGACCTGTGCATGTAAGTTGTCTGGATCTGCATGTTCGTGTGTTTTCATTTTTAACACATGTTCTACTGGCCAACACTTTAGGCCTCCGTTACCATACATAAGTCCATTGACTATGTTATAGCCTGCCCAACTAATTACACAATGTCTTAAATCATAATGTTCGTCAAAGTCTATTTCTTGATTTAAAAATTCTGGCAATACAATGTTATCACCGTCAACAGTTATAAATCTCTCTGTTTCTGAAAGCTCTGCACATGCTTTGTGCGCGGCATCACTGCCTTCTACACCATGCACCCGTTTTGCCCACGGTATCTTTGAGCATAAATCTGCGTAATTTTTTTCTGCGTTTGGTTCATCATAGCTTAGGTATATGATATCATAGTCAAGGACTCTAAACTTATTCATGTAGTTCTCCGTCAACTCGTTCGTATTTGTAGTGTTTAAAAAATTTAGATGTAAACAAACTTACATCTTGGCTATTTCTTTCCCAATCAGTTGTAAAGGGTACAGTATGAGTAGGTGCGGCAATTAAGTTTTGCATACTTACTTTCATACTTTTTAGCAACACATGAGGATCATCTTTTTCAGTAATACTAAAATGCATTGTGTCATTTAGATTACTATTAGTTGAGTGTAAGAATCTTCTTGTGTATGGATTTAATTCAAACTCCCAGTTTCTTGTTGCTAAATTTTGTGTTATAAGTAGATCAACTTCTTTGCCAACTTCTGTCAAATGTATATTTTTTCCTATTAGAACTAATTGTCCATTATGACAATCTTCTAAATCTGCAAATTTATGTTCAGTTTCAAATGATTCAAACTCTCCTGTAAGTGTATCAAATAAAATTTTGTTGTCTGTACAAATTTTAGTTGGTCCATAAAAGTAACTATCATTCGGCACATCAAGAGCTTTCTTAGTTAGTGTAAACAAAAAGTTATTAGCAATAAATTTGTCACCAACATTTACTGGCTGTAACTCAAGGTCTGTATTTGTATCGTCGTGTAATATAATTTCATCAACTACAAGCTCAACTGCGTTTTTCTTCCAGCCTTTGTTTGCTTCTACATCTTTATTATATTTGTAAACTGCATCTTTGTACCATACATGTTGTCCTGTAACATATGCAACATCTTTATACCAAATATCAATAAAAGGAATACCTTTGTATATTTGTTCTTGTGTGTTAGACATGACTGGCTTATTGTCTATATTAAACCAATTCATGCCCAACAGTACATCGTCTACAATCAAAGTCTTTTTAATCTTTTCAACTGATTTACCAACTGTGTTTTCTTCTAATCTATATACAGCATCATCGTGCCATATAAACCAATTCTTTTCATAATAAACATCTTTATGAAAAAGGTAAACTTCAATACCTTCATACACAGGCGTATATGTTATGTGTTTACTAAAAGTTTTTTGTAACGGTATTTCGTGACACAGTTCAGTTGCACCTTCAAGTGCGTCTTCAAAAGTTTTTTCTACTAAGCGCAAGCACTTTTCAACAATATCATACTTAACAAAGTAATCACTTATTTTACGCTTGCCCAAAAGCATTGGTTCAGCTTCTTCAATATTCACCATTAACTTTTCTAAGTCTGGTTCTTTTATATCTTTGTTTGTAATTTTTACAATTGAACCATCAGCTTTGTTGTAGTAAATAAAACTTTTTTGTGCTAAATCTCTATTTGATTTTATACTATCAATAATACTTTGTAAATTAGACATATGCTTTTACCTTAAACTTATTATACACTGATGTAGTTTCAATAAACTTGTTGTCAGTGTAGTGCAAAATACCTGTTTGTACAAAATTGCCAACTTTTATTTCAGCATCTTTATTAACATACACTCCGACATTATTCAACCAACTTTTAGTAACCTTGTTCCAATTTTGACAGTTAGGTTTCATATGTGTAAATGAAGGATATCTGGCAACATTATTTGTTACTTGGTCTTCTATGTCTAACAATTTAATAGCAATAGCGGCACTTACATCAATACTTGGACGTTTTTGCATACTGTTAGGCGTATATGTTTCATAAAACTTTTGCCAGTTATTTAAAATATATTCTAACCATTTGTAAAAAGAAAGGCTAAAGTCGCACTTTTTAAAATAATGAAATCCAGCATATACATTCGGCAAATCATTTTCAACAAACGTTTTTCTATAATAATCAGTATTGGCTACTTCACCTCTATACGTATAAACATTGTTAACAAAGTATAAATTATAGTTACTCAAAAACTTCCACCAAGAAGAAATGTCTTGTAATACTACCATATCAGTATCCATTACAATAGTTTCATCGTAAGGCGAAGCATGATATATTTGCCATCTATTCTCTATTTTCCAATCGCTTTCTTTCGCTTGATCTTCAAAAGGAATAGGAATAATTTGATCAAATAAGTTAGCATCATCTTCTACTTCATGATTAGTAATCAAACTAATTTTTTCTTTAGGATTTGAAACCTTTAAACTAAGTGCTAATAACTTTGCTTGTTTTACATAATCAGTATCTGAGTTTTGTGCTAAAACAACTATGCCTCTGCTCATAAACTTAACTCCTCGTCAATACATCTATTCAAACTAAACTTGTTCATAACATGCACTGATCGTCTTTTAGAATTAATAATATAGTATTCTCCTAAATGCTTAGGCTTTTCAACTAAGAATATAAAATTATCACCATCAATTTTTTGTAGCACATCTTTGTCGGTAGTGTATATCATTGTACCAGGTAATTCTTTTACAACTTCTCCTGATTTAAAACCATTCATAATATGTGCGGCTATTGCAAAAGCAAAATCGTTTCTAAATAGTGTGCTATTGATTTGATACACACGTCTATAATGTGTCCATTCGTCTGCAATATGATTTACTAAGTCAAAAAATATTTTATTCTTTTCACATTTAGTAAAGTATACGCATGTAGCCCAATAAAAGTCAATACTTGTATCACTTACGTATTCAAATTCTCTTATGTTGCGAGTATTAGCTAAATCTTCTGACTTTTTGTACATCATTAAATTATGTTGAGAATTAAAACAACTTAATAATGTTTTGTCGTTTATAACATAATCCGTATCAAGTACAAGTGTTTGGTTGTAAGGAGATAACTCAAATGCTTGATATCTATTTGTGTTTTTGAAACTTGCTTGTCTGTGCGACATTGCGCCATCAAAGAATGTCCTTTGATATGGGCTTGCAGTGTCTACACCAAGTAGTGGAATAATTTTGTCAAAGTCATCTAAGCCAAACGTATTTTCTAAATACTCTTTGGAGTCAGTAACAAGTGATACAGGTAAATCTAAAAATCGTTTTATACGCTTTGCAAGGTATACTGCTTGTTTTATGTAATCTATCTGTTCATTGTTTTGTGCAAATAATAAAACACCTTTACTCATTTACAAATTCTACCATACTTTCGACACTTCTATTAGTCTTAATTTTGTTATACTCTGTGAGATACTTGTTAGTAGCACTAAAGTATGTGTCCAAAATTTCTTGATAAAAGCCTTCTACGTCAGTTACTTCAACTGGAACAGTATTATCATCAACTAAGCTAATAGTATCCTGTTCTTGAGCTTTAAGTGTACTGACAAAAGTAATAAGTTCTTTTGTTACAGTGAAGGTCGATCCTTTATAAAAATAAAGAAGTTCTTGTTCATATGTTTGTTTTAGTAAACGCTTTTGATTATTGAGGGTAACCATATAGTTACCAAACTCTAAAGCCTTTTCAAGACGTTCGTCCATAGAAATCTCCTTTGATATACTTACACATAGTATATAACAGGAAATTCAGTTTGTCAAGTTGTTTTTGGCTTATAAAGTAACTAAAATAGAGCCAGTAGGAAGGTCTTCAATTACAACACTTTCGTATTCTGTGCCGTCTAATGTAACAACGCCATCAGGTACAAGTAATGCAACTTGTGTATAAACATCACCTAAAATTGCTTCGTCAAATGATGTGCTTGGATCGTTTAATGTAATTTTAAATTGTATAGAAGTAGTGTTAGGCTTATATGCTTCGACTTTATAATTGTTTTGACTATATACAGAACTACCTGTTTTCGTATATAAAGTTTGATATGAAGAACCTAAATTGTACCATCCAATGTTTGTGCTTGTGCCTACACTATTACCACTAATTGTATTATTTGCTGTTGTAGCTATTGTTCCCATGTCCGACAGTAAGTCTTGCCAATCAACCGTTTTTGCTTGTGAACCTGTATAAGAAATAAATGCCTCATTTCTTATTGCACCGCCAGCATTAAAAAATGCATCAGCGGCTGTTACACTATCAAAGTTTACACTATAGATAAAACTGATTGTGCCGTTCCAAGATGGTGGATAGAGTCTTGAGCTGGCAACAGCAAATCCATTTGATGTGAGTAAATTTTGAACTGTTGCTTGTGTAAGATGTAAAATATCTTTGTCAGTTTCAACAGCTGTCATTAGTGTTTCTAAATTTTGTATGTACGCTAATTCAATTTTATCAGTATTGGTAGTGTTAGTTTCATAATCACCTATTACAAAAGGATCAATAGAAAGTCCTGTTTCGCCAAGTTGGTGAGCTCTTGCTCTAATTAAGTCAATATACAAAGCTCTATATTGCTCGTCAGTAATTTTCATAGAATTAGGCAACACATTGGAAGATATAAGTGTTTGATTGTAACCGTAGCCTTGCTGACCACCAGGAGCCTCCATTACTTGCTGTAATGTTGCTCTCAAATTATTATACCTTGTTGCTGTAATTACTGTTGGCATTTTTGCTCCTACAACTATTTATCAGCGTTTTTGCACACTGTTTTTATTTTAGGTAATACTATTAGTATTTGCGTAGGAAGGTGCGTTAACACCAACATCGCCGTTAGCTCTATACTGTGTAACAGTACTTTCTAATCTACCGTCGACGTTATTATCAAAGTTAGGATTGAAATCTTGCACAACATCGTTGAATTCAATTTTGAATTGTATTCTGCTTGTGGTTAATTCTTTTGCTTTTACAGTATATAAGTTACCAGCATAAATTCCGCTGTATGTACCTGAACCTGTTTTTTGGTATATAGTTTGCTCGCTACTGGTTAAATCAAAATTACCTATAGCACTGCCTGCGCCATCACCGGTTGCATTTGTTGTTTGGTTGTTAAACTTTACTGTACCAATTTCACTACACAATGCGGCCCAATCTAAGCCTTTAGCTGTGCTTGCTGATGTAACATTTGCGGCAAATCTAATTTCTCCGCCTGTGTTAAAAAAATGTCTTCTATGATCTTCGTCTGTAAATGTAACGTCTACTTGGTGATAAATTAAGCCGTTCCATACATTTGTTCTTACACTTGCAATTGCCGCTTCCGACACTGCTTGACTTGCATGTACTATTGCTTTGTCAGTTTCTACAGAAGTCATTAATGTTTCGTAGTCTGCAATACCTTTTTTCTCGCCATCAGCATCATTTGTAACAATACCGCTGTCGCTGATAAAGTCACTGTCTTCTTCACCTACAATGTTTTGATCTTCAATAACCTGTGCAATACTAATATCGCCTGGTCCTACTTGGTGTACTCTTGCTTTAAGTATATCAGCGTATATGTTATTCATATCGTCAGCGTCAATAATTCCGCCTTGATTTGAAACTTGACTACTTAATAAGGTTTGACCATATCCGTTTTCACCTGCTCCATTACCTAAAACAAGTGCTATACGAGATTGTAAGTTGTTGATCCGTGCCGCGGTAATGAGAGCCATCTAAATATTCCTATACTTTTAGCACACATTCTACTAATTTTTCGTCCTCAGCATCATTGCTTTCTAATGCTACACCAACAAGTGCTGTAGCGGCCAGTGTAGTGCAGACACCGTCTGCCATTGCATAAATTGCATCACCCTTACGTACAGGGCCTTTTACTCTAACTGGAAGACGTCCTTTTAGACCAATGTATTGTCCTTCTGCATCACTGTTCATCATGTATGCAGGATCTGTGGATACAACACCTATTGCTATATCACTTGCACTTGCAGGTTCTACTTCATGATCATCATGTGTACATACTGCTACTGCTGTTCCTGGTGCTAATTCTTCACCAGTAGTGTATTTTTCTGCTAAGTCAGCATAACGAGCTTGTGTCGCTGTACCTTCAAACAAGTTTGCATTAATGTTAGATGAGCTATCTCTTACAACAACTGTGTTAGCCGCTGTTGCTACACTTGCTGTACGATAATCTGTACCTTCTCTTAGTGTAGTTGCTTTTGTTGCTTCACCAACAAAGTTTACAGCATACATGTCTTTCCAACGTAATGATGCAGTACCAATATCAAATGTATTGTCTGCTGCCGGGTTCCAACCACCTGCTGTTAATGTTGCTACATGTGTTAAAATACCGCCTGCGCTTGTTGCTTTAAATTTAATTAAACTGCTTGGTGTTGAAATATTTTGAATAACACCTTCGTCACCGTTTTCAACAAGTAATTGTAAGTCTTGTCCTTCGCCTACTCTTATACCTGTGTCTGGTAAAATTACTGCTGACTGGAATGTAGTTGGGGTTCCGCCTGCTTGTGTTCTAACATATTCGCTTGCAAGGTTACCACCTAATCTATCTGCGTTAGTTGCAGTACCATGGAATCTTGCGCCGGATGTTGTTACACCTGCGGCAGCATTTTTTGTATCAACTAAGTTAATACCATGGTTGATTTTGTCAAACCCTGTAATTGTATTAGAACTACCTAATGTAAACGCTGTTGCGTTTTCACTTATAATTGCAACTACAACATCTTCGATTGTGGCTGCGATAACACCTTGAGTATTTCCTTGGTCATCAATAACGCTAAGGCTTTGCATTTGGGTAACACCTTCGCCTGCGTTTTGTGGACCAATTAAAATAAATGATACTCCGTTGTATACATAAAGTTGATCATTAGTTTCGTCCCACCAAAAATCACCTTCTGTTAAACCTGCTGGTTGTGTAGTACTAACTTCTGCGCCACCTGTTGTACGCCATTTACTACCGTCATAAAATTTTAATTTGCTGTTTGCACTGTCAAACCAAACTTGACCGCTAATAGGTCTGCTTGGCTGATTTGCACCGCTAAAGTTTTCAAGTAAGAACAAAAAGTTTTCATTTTGTATTTCGCCGTATCCAGCGTAGTTCTTACCAATAAATTTAAGGTCAGTTGTTTGATCAACTGTCCCGTCTTCTACATTTGTTAACAATGTATTATTATATCTATCTATCTGATATGCCATGTTGTGTTACCCCTAAGTGTATTATACTTATTTATTCATATTTTAATATGTACTCGAAGATACAAAACTCCACGCTGTACCGTCACTTTCAAAGATCATTAATGATCTAACCGGTGTAAGCGAAACACTACCAGTAGCAGTATTTGAGTTTGAAATATCTTGGACTACAGATTCATTTTGTGTGCCGTTCGAATCAACAGCCAACTTACTTTGCGTCAAAACACCTGACGTATCAGGATCTTGTGTTACTGTAATAGCGATACCAGAAACTGTAGCAGAAGCGTATGATATAGCATGTATACGTGCTTCCTTGCCATTGTTTTCAGCGGCTGGTGGATACATATCAGCTAAGTATCCTATCATTGCAGTTTGCAATGTAACTCCTGTGCCTAATCCAGTAATATCAAACGAAAATACAATATTTTCATTTGCTGTTTTAGTGTCTGCATAATTCTTAGTCGCTACGTCTTGTGCGTCTACAGGATCTGCAACACCTTTAATTTTATTGCTGTCTACAGTTATATCGCCATCTGCATTTATAGCCATGCCGCCTGTAGAACCTATTGTCATTGCAAGACTTGATGATATACTTGCACTGTCAATGCTTACGTTATCAACGTTTAAGTATGAAAGTGTGCCTATTTCATCAAGGTCAAGTGCCTTTTGTACGTTTGTCAAACTTGTGTTTGTAAGTTTGTCTTGTCCGCCAATTTTATACGCATCTTGTGTGCGTGATAAATCCATATTTACATTAGAAGTAAATGCATTATTTGCTAAGTTCCAAGCAAAGTCTTTACTACCTTCTGTAGCTCTTACAATAATACCTGCGCCATCTAAGGTGCTTTCTGATGCTTCTGTACTGTCATCAACAATACCAAGTTCAATATTTTTGTCTTGTACTTTAAGTGTTGTTACTTCTAAACTTGAACGTTCACCTTCTACAAGTAAGTTGCCTGTTACACGCAAATCACCAGTAATATCTAAAGTATGTGCAGGAGTGTTATTAAATATACCAATTTTCTTTGTTGATGCATCAAAATACATTGCATCAATAATTGTACTTCCTTCAGCACTTGAACGTAATCTAAAACTAATGTCATGATCAAGTAATTGGTTTTCAAAGTAAACTCTTGGTCCTACAATTTTTTGTACATGGTTTTGGGACAAACCAAGTGTTAAGCCACCTGAGTTTTGAATTGTAAGTGTACCAACTGTAACACCATTTGCATCCGATGGAAGAAACTGGTCAGCTGTTCTAACTGCTCCAGTACCTGTAATCAAAGCGTTGGAACTTTCCGAGTTACCATAAAACTTAAAGTTAACTTTATCAATAACATTTATACCTTGGAAAATTGTACCTGTTGGATTGGTTGCTGTAACTAATCCTGATATACGCTCACTAAAGATTGGTGTAAACTCAATAGCACTCATTACTGCAACAAGTGTTCCACCTACATACATATTAGCAATTGTACGTGATCTACTTTGTTCGTCAAGTATACTTGATACAACAAATCCACTTGTTCCTTGGTTTTCTGTATACAACGGTCCAACAAGTATTAAATCTGCTCCGTCAAAAGCATACAACTGGTTGTTTAAGTTGTCAATCCAAAGGTCACCTGCAACCATACTCGGTTGTGTGTTTTGCACAAATGGACCGCCTGATGCTTTCCATTGCGTTCCGTCATAGACTTTTAATCTTTGTTCTGACGAATTCCACCAAACTTGTCCTGTCATCGGATTTGTAGGTGCCGCAGTATTTGCAAAATTTTCAAGTAATTTGATAAAGTTTTCGTTAAATGCTTCACCGTAACCTGAGTAGTTTCTACCAACTAATACAAGATTAGTTGTAGTATTATCTATTTGGCCATCTACAAGATCTGTAAGTAGTGTTCCGTCTGTTTTGTTTAATTGATATGCCATTAACCTGCCCCAGTGTATATGATGTAGTTCAATGCTAAGTATGGATTCATAACATCAAGCCCTTGACCAAGTGTATTTGTAGTTTTAATACCACCACTGGATGCAAGTCCTTGTGTTCCGCCCAATCCTGGCTCAACAGTTAGTGTAATAGCCGCATCATCTGCTGGTTGACCTTCGCCAACTCTTGTTGCATAATACTGTGTACCACTATCACCTTCCATATCGTGTTCGTGCTCTGGTAAGTTAATTACATCAATTTGTTTAGTTTCACTACCTAAGTTACCACCAATTGCATCTGCCGCGGCGTTTGTAACCCTGTTTGCAGGACTGCCGCCAATATTATCAAGACCCAATGGCATTCTACCACGCATGTCTGGTAATGCAAAAGTATTAACACCTGCATCATCTAATAGTGATGCATCTAAGAAGTTATGTCCAATTGCGTTCCATAATTCTGTATAATCTGATTTACGCACAACAGTACCGTCACATAATAACCAACCTGACGGTGCATTTCCTGCACCATATGGCATAAGCACGCCTGCTGGTAATAGTGGAATTGTTTTTAAGAAGTTACGTTTTGTAATTCTATAAACACCTGTTGTTCCTGATGTAACATTTAACAGTAATTCGTCTGCATTTCCTGCATCATAAATTACATCTTTATTACTAATAAAACTGTTTGCAATTTGTATATTAAAAGTTTTTGATGT